CGTAAGTTGTGGGGTATATGTAATAGAAGATCTAAGTGGGGAGAAGGATCACCTGAGTCAATACTAAAAAAATATATTGATTACCCTAACGTAAACTATGTTGACTTGTATGAAAGATACGTAAGAGTTTGGGGTAAGCATAGGGTAAAATTTATTATCAATGAAGACTTCTATAAAGGTGATGTACAACCCTTGTCTGATTTTTTAGAATTTCCCATATCATCAAGTTATCAAGATATAAAATATCTGGATGATATAAAAGGTAGAGTGTATTCAGATTGGTGTGACATTGATTATGAAACATGGAATTATGCTTATAATAATATGAAATGGGTTTATGAAAATTTTGAAAATAACTTTGGTTGTATACCAAGTGATTGGGGCAAATGGTATATAGCATCAGAAAAACCTAAATAATTTCAGTCAAAAGTTCGGGTACTGCAGGGAGTTAGAATGGCACTTCGATTAGCATCTCCAGGTATTTCAGTAAGAGAGGTTGACCTTACTAGGGGTGGCGTAGATTTTACACTCAACGTTGTTGGTGGTATTGCTGCTCCTTTCCGTAAAGGGCCTGTCAATGAAATAACTAGAATAAACAATGAAAAAGAGTTAGTTGACACATTTGGTGAACCAGGTGTGGGTACAACTGACTTCCATTACGAGGCATGGTATGGTGCAGCACATTACTTATCCTATGGTGGTAAGTTGGATGTTGTCCGTGTTGGTGGTGGAGATCTAAACACAGCAAACGCTGCAGTTGGTCAGGCATCATTAGGAAGTCTTCGACTTGATAGTTACGAAGATTATACAAATAATCAGGCAGATGATATCACTTGGTATTTTGCTGCAAGAAACCCAGGTAATTGGGCAGAGAACGCAAAAGTTGCAGTTATTGATAACGCTGCTGACCAAACATTTACTGGTGTTACTACAACTAACTGGGCAGTTGGTTATGGTGTTACACAAACTCTAACAGGAGTTACAGTTGGTGTTGGTACAACTGCTGCTGCAACTGGAATGCTGAAGGGCATTATTTCAAGTATTGGTTCTGGTACTATAGACGTTAGAGTCACAAGTACTGTTATCGGTGGAACTGAAACTCTTGTATCTTATACAGAAGGATCTCAGTTTGAATTCAAAACTGGAACTGGCAATTTAGTTGGTATCAACTCGTCAAGTACGGCAAACGTAGGAAATAGATTTACTCCTGCTGATGGTACTGTAAGTGATTGGTACAATGCACAGAACATTCTAACAAGTGTTGCTGATGGTGGAACAGACATTGTTACTCTACCTTGGAAGGCAGTACTCAACAAACCAAGAACAAATAATTTTGTTACAAGTAGAGATGGAGCAAACGATGCTCTTCACATTGTTGTTGTTGATGGTGGCGGTGGAATATCAGGAGATGTAGGATCCATTCTAGAAAAACATCCTAACCTTTCTAAGGGTAAGGATGTAACTCAGTCTGGTGGTAGATCAATATACTATAAAGATTACCTAGCAGATAATTCAGATTACATTTTTGCAGGTGTTTCACTTGTAAATGCATCTGATTCTCATCATGGAACCAATCCATTAGCATCAGGATTCAGTAGCGGATTTGTTGCTGAAACAACTAACTCTGGTGCATGGGGTCAGAACGCTAAAGAAGTCAAATTCTCATCTATCGGTAACGTAGGTTATCCTCTTGTAGGTGGTTTGGATTACACAGGTGTTGGATTATTTGATGCACCATTAGGAGACATTCTAACGGGATATGATAAGTTTGCTGATCCTGTAGATAGCGATATTAGATTCCTACTACAAGGTTCTGCACATAAGACTAAGGAAGAGGAGCAAGCAAAAGCAAACAAGATGATCCAGATTGCCGAAGGCAGAAAGGATACAGTTGCTGTTATATCTCCTCATAGATTAGCAACCGTCAACGTTGCTTCTGCTACAGATCAGTTAGACAATGTTCTATCATTCTTCGCACCAATAACTTCATCATCATACGCAGTATTTGATTCTGGTTATCAGTACGTATACGATAGATTCAATAAGAAGTTTGTTTATATGCCTTCGTCTAGTGATATTGCTGGACTTATGGTAAGAACAGATAGAGATCAATTCCCTTGGTTCTCACCTGCAGGTCTTGATAGAGGTGGACTAAACTTCCCTGTGAAGTTAGCGTTCAATCCTGGTCAAGATGCAAGAGATAGACTCTACTCTCAGAGAATAAATCCAATCATCTCACAACCTGGATCAGGTATTATCCTCTTCGGTGATAAGACTGCTCTTGCTTATGAGTCTGCATTTGACAGAATCAACGTAAGAAGGTTGTTCATCGTAATCGAAAAAGCAGTCGAGAATGCTGCTAAATCAGCACTCTTTGAACTCAACGATGCAGGTACTCGTTCAAACTTCGTAAATGTTGTTGAACCATTCCTAAGGGATGTTCAAGCAAAGAGAGGTATTCAAGACTTCCTACTCATTTGCGATGAAACCAATAACACACCAGATGTTATTGATCGTAATGAATTCCTTGCTGATGTTTACATCAAACCTGCAAGATCAATCAACTTCATTGGTCTTACTTTCGTCGCCACACGCACTGGAGTTTCCTTCAGTGAAGTTGTAGGCACTGTGTAATAGGAGACCCCCACAATTATGGCATTAGACAAGAACATTTTTTCCATACCAAACAACGAAAGATCGATTGATTCTTTCAAGACAAGATTAGCTCAAGGTGGTGCTCGTCCTAACCTCTTTGAAGTAGAGATGGATTTCCCATCTGGTGTGGGTATCTTTGATGAAGAAATCAAAGAAGATAGACATAGGATGATGATCAAAGGTGCTCAGTTACCTGCATCAAACATTGCTGAAGTTGTTGTTCCTTTCAGAGGAAGACAACTTAAGGTTGCTGGTGATAGAAGATTTGATCCATGGACAATCACAGTCATCAATGATGGTGATTTCAAACTGCGTGAAGCATTTGAACGTTGGGCAAACTTTATCATCAAAGTATCTGATGGATCTGGTACTATCAATCCTTCAGAGTATTTTACTGATTGGACAGTAAACCAATTAGGTCGTGCTTCCACTGACCTCAACGCTCGTGGAGAGAACAATGGTGCTACACTACCTGTTCTAAGACGATATAGTATGAAAGGTTGTTGGCCAAGTGCGGTAAGTGGTATAGAACTATCTTACGATACTCAAGATACTATAGAAGAATTCCAAGTTACCCTCCAAGTACAGTGGTGGGAAGCATATGATGGCAGAAGTAACGATTCTGTAGTATAATAAATACGGTATAACAAGGTAAACTGATATTATGGCCAAGCTTTTTGGATTCTCGATTGAGGATGACCAAAAGAAATCTAAAGGCATAGTCAGTCCCGTTCCTCAAAACAATGAGGATGGGGCTGACTATTACTTGTCTACGGGTTTTTATGGACAGTATGTAGACATTGAGGGTGTATTCAGAACAGAGTTTGATATCGTAAAAAGATATCGTGACATGGCATTACATCCAGAATGTGATACTGCTATTGAACACGTTGTCAATGAGGCAATAGTATCTGATCAAAATGATTCTCCAGTAGAGATAAATTTAGACAACCTAAGTGTTAGTGATAGTCTAAGAAAAGTAATAAGAGATGAGTTCAAAGGTGTAAAAGATTTACTTGATTTTGATAGTAAGTCTCATGAGATATTTCGTAACTGGTACGTAGATGGTAGACTTCATTACCATAAAGTTATTGATCAAAAGAAACCTGATGAAGGTATCAAAGAACTAAGATTTATTGATGCTCTCAAAATAAAATTGATGAGAGTTCAACCTAAGAATGAGCGTGGTGCTAAAGGAGCCCAAGGTATTCCAGTCCTACCTTATTCAGGTGAGCAATCAGTAAACAAAGATGCTAAAGTAACAGAATTCTATACCTACTATCCTCAAGGTATGGCACAGAGATTTGGTTCTGTTGCAGGTAAGGGTGTAAGGATTGCTAAGGATTCTATTTGCTATGTACATTCTGGTTTAGTAGATAGAAATAAAAAACTAACATTATCATACTTACATAAAGCAATCAAAGGTCTCAATCAGTTGAGAATGATTGAGGATTCTCTCGTCATCTACAGACTATCAAGAGCACCTGAAAGAAGAATATTCTATATTGACGTTGGTAATCTACCTAAGGTAAAGGCAGAGCAATATTTACGTGATGTAATGTCTCGCTATAGAAACAAGTTAGTATATGATGCTAACACTGGTGAGATCAAGGATGACAAGAAGTTCATGTCTATGCTTGAAGACTTCTGGTTACCACGTAGAGA